CCGTCTGAGTGTAGTTCTGACCGGGATAGTCCTGCATCTTCAGGCTCATCGTCACCGTCGGGCTGACAGCCGTGACACCTTGGATGGCCAGATCCGGGATGATGCGGCGGAGCAGCATGAACTGATCCCCGTCCCCGATATCGATGGGGGAGCTTTCGATGTAAGCCGGAAGCGGGCTGGCGGGCGTCGTGCTGCCGTCGCTGCGACCAAGCTCATGGTAGTAGAGGAAGTTCTGCGGCAGACCGGTGGCCGCAGCAACCGGATACTTGCGCAAGCTACGATCAAGCCAAGCCGTGCGGGACAGAGTGCCGTATGTCCACACCTTCTCAGCATAGTTGAACGTGACGTACCGGTCGTTCTCAGACGAGTCGAGCGACGGGTAGAACCACGTCACCTCGTTGAATGCGGAGTTCACGCCCGCGAAGACCTTGTCGCTTTGAGCAAGGTTTAGATCGTGAAAGACAAACTCTTTGATCGGGCATTCGATCTGAAGGGTCTGGCCGTTGTAGACATAGAAGTTGTCGATGCCCATCCAGAAGACGTTGTCGTCAATCGCTGTCGCGGCGTTGTAGCCCATCAGCGTGACGTTTGACGAAATCTGTTCCACACCGAACGTGTAGGGCGCACCGATGAATTGCAGCGAATAAAGCGCCGAATCAGTAAACACAAGGATGGCGCGCTTGGTTTCGATAGCGCGCAAGATCTCACTGCCGTTACCAAGACGGATGTCGCCGGCCGTGTTCGTGGGGGCCGGAGTCCAAGTAAAAGGATCTTCTTGGCTGCTGAATCGGATCGCCATTGGATCTTGCACGCCGTCACCATAGTCGGCGCCAAAGACCACGACGTGGCGGTCGCGGTCCGAGACCAGCACTTGGCGTACAATCGTCGGGCACATCGGATCCGAGGACAGGCTGTCCAAGGTGACGCCGCGTGTATTGATGGTCGAACTGGTGACGCCCGAAGCATCCCAATAATAGATGCCACCATTGCGGATGCAGAAGACGAGGTCTTCGCCGTAGTTGTCCTGTGACCAGACGCGCAGCGTGTTTGTAGCGGAGACAGTTGCGGCGCTGCCCCACGTACCACGGCCCCATGTGCCGGCGCCCCATCCCGTTCCACCGACCTGCGTGTCGAGACCCGTGTTGATCTCATAAGTAGCTGTGACGGGGTTGCCACCGTTGCCGGTGTCAGAAGCATTGGCTGTGACGGGCAGCGTTACTTCGTATTGGTTGGTCGTGTTGACCTTTGTGACCTGAAACGTCTGGTTCAAAACAGACGCCGTCACGTTGCCGCCAAGAGACACGGCACCGGAGAACGTAACGAAATCGTTCTCAACGGCGCCATGAGCCACGTCGTTCACGACAAGCGTGCTCGAACCGTTCGTGGCAGCAAAGGGATTGTTAAGTGTGGCGACGGCACGGATGGGGGTGATGTTGTAATAGTACCCGCCCCATTCGATGTAGTACCGCAGGTTCGTTCCTGTGGCCATGTAGTCGTTGCCGCTAAGGCTCATCCAATTGTGCAGCGCACGGCAAGACCCCTGAAAGGTGTAGGTGGATGCTTTCTGCCATCCACCTACTGTCTCAGGGAATCCAAGACGGAAACGAACGAGGTTACTGGACCTCCAACCGCCTTCATTGGTGTAGGCGGTTTGGTCCCGCACAACCCCAGGGCGAAGCTGGATCTTTTGTAGGGCCATCTTCCATACCGCCTATTACTGGGATTACGGGGTTGCCGTCTCCCATACCTCATCGGGCTTAACCGGCCAAGAATCTACCACAACTGGGGGGTTGATGGCGATGGCGCGGAGCTGGTTGCGGTACTCCAAGAAAGCCGCTTGGTTGGCTAGATAGGGATTGGACTGAGCGGGGTCAGCGACAGTCGGGATGGCCGTCCAGTCGGAAGCGGACAAGAGAGAGGAGGCCTGTTGCTTATTGGCCTGCTTGCGCTGATTGTCGTAGTAAGCCTGCTGCTCGGGATCATAGGTTCCAACAACCCATGTCGTGTACCACTGACCCGCCGTTTCTTCTGGCGTACCGGGTACGACATATTGCGTCAGAGGATCATACGGGGGCTGTGGAGATTCAAGAACCGGAAACAGTTGATAGCCAAGTTCCGTCGCCGCATTAGTCTGCGGGAACCAATAGGCCACGTCCTGATTATCGCCAAAGTTGGTGTACGGGTTCTCTGCCTGTAAACTAGAGAATGTGTACGGGTAGGCGATTAGTTCATTTTGTGCATTTAATTCGATATAGTTTGGCATTGTCCTACCCTCTACGCGATAGCTAGATAGATGTATGTACCACCATTAGCATTAATATTTGCGTCAGATGTTACAATCTGGAAGCCGCCAGTGGTTGTATATACCCAGTCATTGTTTATTTCCGCGCCTGCTGTGCTATAAGCCAGTCGCGGATCAGTGCCAGCAACCATGCCACGGGCAGTATCCCAAACCCACCAGTTTCCGGTGTTGTCTGTGCGTTTAATTAGCACATAACGCGCACCACCCGTAAAACCGCAACTTATGGTTTGTGTCGCACCTGTACCTGTATATGTTCCCACTTTGCTGACGCCGGGGCATGTTGCAAACAAATAAGCAACATATGTCCATCCTGACATATTTAATTGCGTCATTCCCGGCCTAATTAGTGTTGAAGTTGGCGCTCCGCTATTCGTATAACCAACCGCTGAATTGTCAGTAGCTGCATCAGTTCGATTAAGCCATAAAAACTTATTTTGTGAAATAAGGGATGGAGTATGAACAACCCAATCAACCCCGTTAGTCCTTGATTTGTAAATAATAAGTTCCGGTTGCACACCTAGATTATGGGTTACGTTTTGAGTTGTTGTTCCTGTTCCACTGTAACAAACTACATCCATAAAGCCCGGAGCGCGCTTGAAATAATGATCTACCTGCGATGTGGACGAACCCCACCAGTTACTTGGACTAACGAGAGCGATTGTTGTTTGATTTGTTTGATTCCAATCGTATGACGTATCTTCCGCTGCTGTTGATGAAGTTAATAAGTATTCCCACCCACGCAGTCGATCAAACCCATAAGTGTTGCCGCTCCCATTTCTAGATGAGTTAAACCACACATCAGTAGCTGCAAGCATTCTATTGTTGGGGACAGATGACGTTAATACACCTGTATAAATAGATGGACTAAACACAGTCGTTGCATCCGTAGGCACCTTCATAGGGCCACGGCGGATGGCCATGTATATGTAGGTCCCACTTAATGAGCCACCCGCAGTCAACTCAAACCCAGTAGAGGTTGGGCTTGCTTCTCCGTAGGAAGAAGTCTCGCTGTCAGTTAAATTTGTATACAGATATTTTTGGTTTGCTAAAGCGCCGCTTGCTGCCGCATTTCCGCGCATTGTGTCAAGCATAAGCCAGTTTCCCGTACTGTCTACGCGCTTTGTGATTATAAATTCAGGCTCATATCCAAGATTTACGGTGGCTTTAGCCGAACTCAATGTAAAAGATCCACAGCTAATGACGTTCTGCGTTCCGTCTATGCCAAAGCCACCTGCGTTATGCGCAAAGATGTAAGCGACATAAGAGATGCCGTTTTGATTTATGTAGTTCACATTTGTGCCGGGGCTAAAATAAGTTGCGGTCGGGTCGTCATATGCGCCGTCTCCCGAAAATCCCCCGGTTGTATTTAAGAAAAGAGTTTGATTGGTCGCTGTCCGACTTCTGTGATAAACAGTCCACGCCAAATTTGTATTTGTTGCTTTTACAATGATCATACCTGGAACAGAACCCAGGTTGTGGCTTATCTGCCGGCCAGAAACTCCGTTTCCGGTATAGCTGATCACATCGAAAAACTTAGGAGTTTTTCTCCACGTCCAAGAGACATAGTTGTAACCGGACCCATTCGTTGCGTTAGTCGGGCCGACAGAAAAACCGCCAGCGGTGAGAGCGGTGACGGCGGAAGCATTGAACGAATCGCCCGCGGCCGAAGTCGTATCTAAAACACGATCTATAGACCTTACTGTATCTACCAAGGCCGGGTTGTTAGTCGCATTTCTCAGCTTCACCCAAATTAAACCACCTGCATCGGTGACGGCGGATTGAGTGTATAGCGTCGTTGTAGATGATCCTGCGGCGTCAGTGTAGGTTGATGTTGCCGCCGTCATTGATCCCGAGCTAACGGCAACGGTAGATGTTGTTGTTGTTTTTGAGTTTGACGATAGAGTATAGCTGGACGGGTACATAGAAACAGGTCCAGCTTTTCCGCCGACGGCGGTGCCATCGGCGGAAAGAACGAATACTCCGGCAGGAACACCAGAAGACGCCGCATAGGACGCGGTGTACACCGTTGTCGAAGTAGCGTAGACATGCTTCGGTATAGAACCAGCAAAACTTCTTTGCCAAGATATTGCGCCAGAAGTGTCTACCTTAATGAGACCCCCAGATCCAGTCACAATATTGACGTATGTATTACCAGAGGCATCCGTGTAAGAAGCGTTGCTACCAATTCCCGTATTGTTATCAAATTGTTTTTGCCACTGAATTGTTCCGGAAGAATTTAATTTGAACAAGGTGGCGTAGGTCGTGCTGATCAGGTTGAAGTACCCGGCAGCGTACACATTTTCAGAAGAATCCAAGCTGATAGAATAAAAATAATCATAGGTTGACGTAAACGCAACCTTCCACTGTAATGTTCCGGAGGTGTCAAGCTTTAAGACGGTTGCGCATGGGTATGTTGATGAACCATACGACATCCCGGCAAGATAAATATTGCCGCTAGAAGAGACCGCCACCGCCTCAATGTTTGTTCCATTGTTTGTTGCTGTGTCATAAATCCTGTTTTGCCATTGAAGCGTGCCGCTTGAATCATACTTAACTATAAACGAGATATTATAACCGGACTGCCCATAAACTCCGCAAACATATACGTTCCCAGAGGAATCAGTTGAAACTGATTTTGCGTATACTGTTTGACCACCTAAAGTAAGTTTTCTCTGCCACTGTAAAACTCCAGAGGAGTTGTATTTTACAATAGACGCACCAAACCCATTGTCGTTTCTCCCGGCGGCAATAATGTTCCCGGAAGAGTCTACCGTGACAGCGTTATAAAAATCATTTCCACCGGTTCCGGAAAGAGTTCTATTGAAAATAGAGGCTCCAGTTGTTCCATTTGCAGCAATAATTGAAGATAAGTTACCTGTTGAACTACCAATTAGATACACACCATTTGTATTTGCGGCTACGCCGTAGTAGTAATTAGTATTTGGTGTAGCCGAGATAAATCTCCAAGCACCAGTGTTTGCCAAAGCAATCCCGTTGCTTATGAGCTGAGAGGAATTATTTCCACTATACAAGTAGGTGGAAAAGTAATCTTCGACGTATTTTACCCCGGCGTTAGACTGAGCAAACTGACCAAAGCCACGCGAAGAAGCAGCACCTAGAGTGGAAATCAACGGCATCTGTTTAATTCCTCTTACGCAAAGCGGGTTTGCGAAGCAGCCACAGTAAATGTGGCCGAAGCAGTCTTGACGATGGTGTAAACGTACACGTCGATAGAACTAGCGTTTCCGCTACTAGGAGCTGTGCCACCCTGCCACTTAGGCGTAACAGACGACCCGTCAACCTGCACGGCGCTGTTGTAATAGGCCGTGCCGCCATTAGTGTTGAGAAACGCGACCGTCACACTGTCGCCCGTGTTCATCGCGCTGTTTAACGACGTGCCGCTGCTGGCGCGGAAGTTGAGCGTGAAGTTGCCCGAAGCGTTGGTGGTGTAATACAGAACGGCTTGCGTCGTGATGTCGAAGTTGATTGTTCCCGTTGCGGCCGTAGCAGAAACCGTCGCCAATTCGGCCGCGTTTTCGATGCCCATTGCAAGGACCGAAGTGGATCCTTGGAATGTCTGACGGGCCGTGAAGGTGTTGGCCGAGGACGCAGAGATGCCGGCCGCAGCCCAAGACAGCGTGCCGCTGCCATTGGTGACAAGAGCCTGACCGTTGGAGCCATCCGCCGAAGGAAGCGTGTAGGTCGTGCTACCTGCCGCTGAAGCCGGGGCCAAGCCAACGTAACCAGAAGAGGAACCGGAAAGACGAAGCGTTCCCTTCACCTCCAGCTTCGAACCAGGAGTTGCCGTTCCGATACCGACAGCGTCGGCAGAGGCGTCAGCCGTGATCAGGTTTGCGTCTGTGTCGCCTTCAACGCGGAAGTCCTTGTCCGCACCCGCTTCGTTAATGACGACCGCGCCGTTGAGCGACGAGTCGCCGGACACGTCCAGCTTTGCGCTCGGAGTGTTTGTGCCGATACCGACGCGATCTGTGGAGGCGTCGGTAAAAAGAAGATTGGCATCGGTGTCGCCTTCGACCCGGAAGTCCTTGTCCGCACCGCTTTCATTGACGACGACTGCGCCGTCCAAAGAGATATTGCCGGTGAATGTCGGATCCGTGGTGTCGTTGACGTTTGCGGCCAGCTCGACGTTCGTGCCGTCGCAGTAGACCAGTGCCGTCGTGCCATTAGCAACAGATACGCCCGTGCCCGCCGAGGTCTTGATCGTGATCGCAAACCCACCCGTGGTGGTGTTCTTGACGATGTAGACCTTCTGGCTGCTGGGGCAGATCACGTTGCGGGCTTGGCTCAGAGAACCAGCCATAACAAGGACGGCCTTACGCGACTGGTCGGTGGCGCCATCCGCGACGGTCAGCGTGTAATCCGCGTCCGACATGGTGATAGCAGCAACGCCGGCAATCGCCTCGTCAATGAGCGTCCCGAGGTTCGTGTTCGTCGTATCGCCCCAGATCCCGGACTGTTCCCCGGTCCCGATCAGCTCAATACGTAAGCGGCTGGAATATGTGCTTGCCATGGTAAACCTTTACGCGGCTATCTGTGTCCAATTGGGGGATTGCCCCGGAGAAACTTGTGCCCAAGAAGGATCCTGATTGGGCGTGATATTACCCCAAACCAAGACGTTTGACACTAGGCCTTGAGCAGAAACCCCTGTCGGGTAGACGTTCGCCTTGCCGATGACCGTAACCGATCCAACGGATCCGGTTGCGGAGAGGCCCGTGGGGTATGCGTTGGCGGAGTAGGAGACTACGACCGATCCAACGGAAGCTGTAGCAGAGAGGCCCGTCAGGGTGACGTTAGCGTTGTACGAAGCGGTGACTGTTCCGACCAACCCGCTTGCAGCGATCCCTGTCGGGTAGATGTTGGCTGTCCGACTTTCCGTAACCTGCCCGACGTACCCGGTAGCCTCAACGCCCGTAACGAAGATGTAGTTAATGGAGCGGGCTTCAACGGAACCAACGACGCCCGTGGCCGAAAGACCGACCGCCTCTCCGGTAGCGCCGCCTGTAGCGACAACCGTTCCCAAGGAAGCGGTGGCGGAAAGGCCTGTGACTGAAGCGTCGGCCGAAACCGCACCGATGACGGTGCCAACGGCAGCAGTGCCTTCCAGCCCCGTGACCGTTACGTTTGCAACGAGGCCAATATCGACAGAGCCAACCTGACCCGAGGCCGCATTGCCAATGACGTTTGCGTTAGCATCCGCGTCGATGACAACGACATCAACGACGCCTGTCGCCTCTAGGCCTGTTAGTACAACCGACACACCCGCGGAGATGGATACCGATCCAACCGCTCCGGTGGCCAAGCCGATGTCGGCTGCGCCAGTCCCAAATTGGCCAATGCCCCAACCCGGAGGACGACCCCAGCCTTCAAAGGAGATGGTTACACCAACCCCTTCGCTAACCGTGACCGTCCCGGTAGACCCCGTAGCACTAGTCGAAATAGAACCTGTGCCGTAGGGGAGTTCACCCCACGCGGCACGGCCCCATCCGTCAAGAGCTACGGTAACATTGGCCACGGACTGCTATCACGCGATGCGGATGATGGCGTTCGAAGCGTCTGCCGTCGGGAAGATGACCGTGAAGTCACCAGCCGAAGCCGTCTTGTCAGAACCGAAATCCAGAATCACAACCGACGGGTTGGTGTAGGTGTGCGCCGGGGTGGTGTTGTAGATCATCGCGCCACGAGCGGTGAACGAAGCCGAAGCCCAGACCTCGTCAGCGAAGTCCGTGAAGGCCGTCGTGCCCGATGTCGTGGGGTTGACGTTTGACAGAGCCTGACCGCCGGCAACGTAGGCCGAACCAGAGGTGTTCGTCGTTTCGCCCGAAGTGGTGTAGGCCGTCGTGGACGCATCCAACGTGGCGGAGTTGGTGTACAACGCCATGTAGAAAGTGTCGCCGCCAGTCGCACGGAAATCGTGGACCCCTTCAAGAATCTGCTTCTTGAAGGACGTAGTCATGTAGTTACCAGAAAATGCCATCACGGCCTCCTAAGCAGTTCGGCAAGGTTTGGCTGACCTGCCTCGGTTACCAGATTGTAAACGGTTGTCCTGTCGGATTGAATGGCCCGCTTCATGTAAAGCAGAATGACCTTCTCGACGTTGTCGCGGAAAGCCACGGCCTGTTCCCGGATAGCCGGGTGCGCAGAGTCCGACACTTGGACGATGCGATCTGCTGCGAGTTTAGCCCAAAACTCAGGTTCGTGCCCGCGGTTTGATGTTGTTTGTACATCAACTTTCATCACCATGGCAACGCCGGGATCAGTCCAAGCCATTAGGTAGCTCTCACTCTAACGAGGCCGTCGCGGTAAGCGTCGGTATTCTCACGGCCTTCGCCGAAGTTCTTGAGGCGGGTCAAGGCTTCTGCATAACGCTGGTTGTAGACGTTCAGCAGATCCTGCTCACCCTTCATGAAGGTATAAGCTTCGAACAAGCAGGCATAGAACAGGGCTTGCTCAGCATTGTCGCCAAGCCACGACGTTCCAGTCTGGATGATGGAAGCTGGCTTGTAGTAGTAATGCATCTCGACAGCGTAGTTCCCGGCAGGGACCGGGGCCAAGATGAAGTTGTTTATATCAAAAAGAGCATAATACTTTGGGGTGCCGGTGGCGCCTGTGGGGTTATACTCTTGTAGATACTCAACATCCTTGTTGAGCAAGAACGATGTCGATCCGTTTACTGTCACCGCCAAAGAAAAGGGGGACAGGAAATCGGTGGGGACTGCCAGGTACTTGTTGCCGCTGGTGGTCGTGCCGGAGACGTTCTTGCGAAACACGTCCAGATCGACGGAGTACAGGATCCGCTCTTCAGCATTGCGGATGAAGTTGTCGATCTGACTGTTGAAGGTGGTTTCGTCGTACTGTGTCCAGTCCTTAATGGCCTGAACAAGTGTCGCATAGGTCCAAGCCATCAGGTAATACTCACTCTTACGATGCCCACCTGAGTAATACCTTGAATGAGATCATTCTCAAGGGGCGGGAAGATTGAAACGCCGACAGGCACGTCCATAGGTTCAATGCGATCAGGGCGCGGTTCGTACAAGGCCTGTGGCTCCGGCGGCGGGTAGGTGGGATCAAGCTGCGGATGCTTGGGTTCCCAGCACTCTTCGCAAGTGCGAAAGCCGTTCCACTCCTTCTTCAAGGACGTGTAGTCGTACTGCATACCGCAGCGGTCGCAGATAGCTTGGGAGTAGGCTCCGTTTGCGTACCGAGCCATCTCACACCACCCGATAGAAGTCCCTGACCGGAGTCAGTTGAAGAGGAGCGCGGTCGCGGTCTTCCTGCGCAGCGCGTTCGAACTCTTCGTCGTAGATGATCTTCAGCATCTGTGAGCGTTCCGGGGCCTTCTTCAAAGAGATGTAGTAGGCCAAGCCGGCAGCAAGACAGGGATAGAAGCGGAACGGAATCTGGAGCGTGTTGACGCTGGCGTTCACGTCATCCATGCGGACCAGCTTGTCGATGATCAGGTAGTAGGTCTGATCCGGGGCTGGCCACACGGTAACCTGCGGGGCGATCTGACGCTCGACCACGAACTGCACCGGACGCGCGCGGGTGAGTTTGTTCGGGATATTGAGGTACTGATCGCGGCTGATGCGATCAATCGTCAGGTCCGTCTGGTTTTGCGTGCCGACATCCTGCGCGCTGCGAATCGCGGCCGACAAGATATCGATTGTCGGCTCGCCGAGAGCGTAGGAAGTCGTGCCAGCGACCATCGTGATCGTAGCACGCTCAATGGTCCACTGATTCAGGCCGCGATTAGCCCATTCGGCAAGAAGAAGGTTCAAGCTGCGACGAGCTGTGCGCTGATCGTATCCGGTCCGGATCTCAATCCCACAGCGTTCGAACGCTTCTTCGATGTACTCAGCGACATCTAGCTCGAATGTCTTCGTGCCGGAAAGGGCCATTACGCACCATACTTTGCTTTAGTGAGTGCAACAGAAGCTTCGTACGAAGAGACCGGGAGCGACTGGAGATCGCTGCGGAGCTGGCCCTTAGACACAACACCGCCCGCCGCCATCTTCTTCGGCTTCGACATACCGGCTTCCGAAAGAGCGATGGCAATCGCCTGCTTTGGCGACTTGACCACAGGGCCCTTTTTACCGGAATGAAGCTTTCCGGCCTTGAACTCACGGTATACTTTTGCTATTTTCTTTTGAGCTTTGGTAGGAGTTTTAGCCATGGAAGCGCCCGATGAAATGTGGAAGCCGGTTGATGGGTACGACGGGTATTACGAAGTAAGCAGCCTCGGAAGGTTTGCCGCGATCAAAAACGGAGAGCGTTTTCTCCGCAAGATCAATTACGCAACACATTACCCTAGTGTGTCCTTTAAGAAAAGGCCGCAGGACAAAGCTCAAAAGTCTGCAACAATGCATAGCTTGGTAGCGAAAGCATTTCTGGGAGAACGCCCTTCTGGTTATGTGGTTCGGCACTTGGATGGGGATAGACACAACAACCGAGCTGATAATCTGGCTTATGGTTTGCCGGAAGAGAACTACGCGGATACGAAGAAGCACGGAACACACAGAAGAGAGAACAACGGGCGGGCCTTGTTTAACGAGCTTGGTGTAAAAGCTGTGCGACTTTTAATAGAGAAAGATGTTTCTCTATCGGAAATAGCCCGACACCTTGGGGTGTCCGTGGGGACAATACATGCAATTAAGACCGGTCGTAATTGGTCCGATCTTACTTGCTCTTCTTAGCCGCCCGCATATTGTCAATTAAATTGGGGTAGGGGCGCCCAGCCTTCTTGGCCGCGGCCTTTGCCGAGGCCTTTTGAGCAGGCGTCAGGGCCTTCGGTTTCCCGAGGCCCTTCGGACGCTTCTTATCCCAGACCGGCCTTTTCACTTGCCGCTCTTCTTGAGGCCCATGGCCATCTTCTTGCGGGGCGAAACCATCATGCCGCCCTTGGCCATCTTCTTGACGGCACCCTTCTTGACCATGCCGCCCTTAGCCATTTTCTTCGAACCACAACCAGCCATTGTTGCCTCCTATCAGCAAACTTTGCAGGGCTTCGAACGAGCCTTGCCGTAACCACGGACATTGACCATGCCGCCCTTAGCCTTCTTCATCGGCTCCTGTTCGCGGAAGAGACGATCCATTTCGGCGCGATCTTCTTCCGAGTACGGCGATTCCTTGCGGGGCTCCATCATGCGCTCAGCTTCGCGGAGCTGCTTGATGCGATCCTTGTCGGTAATGTTGTAAGGGGCGTTCTTAAACGAACCACGGTCCATCATCTTACTTACCCTTCTTCTTACCGAGGATGATCATGATGCCGAGGCCGGCCTTCGGGGCCTTAGCGGCAGGCAGCGGCTTCTTACCCGCAGCCTTCATTTTCTTTTCGTAGTCTGAACGAGCTGCGGCAGGAGTCTTGCCCGTGCCCATGATTGCTCCGCCCTTGGCCATCTTTTTAACCGCGCCACCCTTCTTCATACCGGGCATGCCTTGCGGCATCGGGCCAGCCATCGGGGGAACTTGACCTTCCATCTCCGTAGGCTTCATCGCCTTCGGCGCAGCCATTGTCTTGGGCATCGGGGCGCCGCGCTTGCGAGCACCGACCATGCGCTTCATGCCAATCTTCTTCATTACCGGGCTCCTGTGATGCG